AATTGCCAAACAAAGACTTTTTTAAGCATTGAACCGATACTTGAAGACATTACTGTGTCTGAATACTGGGATTATTACATGGCTGCTCATTATGTAGATTGGGTAATCGTTGGAGCAGAGACAGGACACAGAAAAGACAAGGTGATTCCTGAAAGAGATTGGATAAGATCTATTACATTTGATTGCTACGATGAAAGTATTCCAGTGTTCATGAAATCCAGTCTTGCGGACATATGGCGGAATCCATTGGTACAGGAATTCCCAAAGGAATTACTACGGTAAAATGAAAGAGGTCAAGTCAATGTCAAAATATGTAATTTAGGAGGAAAATTGAATGAATTTAGAAAAGCAGAAAGAGCATTTTAAAGATCATATTGCCACTTTTACAGACTATGGCAATATAAAAATATTAGATTTTAAGAGACCAAACAGTTCGGAGTACAGAATCAGATTTTTGTTTGAGGAAGATTATTGCAGACTTCATATCAGCGGAAATTTAGGAGAACTGATTGCAAGCAATTACAATAATATGACATACGAAAAAATTTCTGATTTTGTAAATGATGTCGGCTATTTTGAAGGGAAGATAGATTGCCATAACAGACCAATTTATACCTACGATGAAGATCTGGCAAGGGAAGAACTGCTTAAAATGGCAAAAAAGGATGATTGGTTACTGTTTTCTGATAAATACGAGTATGAAGATGATGAAGAAGAAAGACTAAACGACATCATTGATGATATTCTGCATGATTTTGATGATAAACGAGGAATTGGAAGTAAAGGATATGAGGAACTGAACGATCTGGAAGATTATGCCTATGAATTTGCCTTTGATCTGGGCAAAAAAGGAACTGGGATTTTGGATCTTTATATGCTTGCTTTCAAGTTGGCAAGAGAGCAACTTGATAGTCAGGTAAACTGAAATTTAGGAGGAAAAATAAATTGGTACATTATCTGAAAATATTAAATGATTATGCGGAAGCGGTTCTTCTTGAAGATAAGAAATTTGAAATCCGAGAAAATGACAGAGGATTTCAAAAAGGAGATTACGTTAGATTCCAGACAGTAGGAAAAGACGGACTTCCAATCAGGCACGCTATAAATGACAAGAGATATAGAATCACTTATGTTTTAGGCGGATGGGGATTAAAAGACGGATATGTTGCTTTTGCAATTGAAAAAGCAGACTGAAATAAGAGGATATAATAACAAAACGTCCTGCCGGGACGAATCCACAACAGAACGTTTGTTTGGGATAAACAAATAATACCATGATGGGGAATGCCTGTCAATGGTTCGTAACATAAAAATTGCGTTGTTGTGTATGGCAGGAGGATAAGAATTGACAGAGATTGAAGAAAAGAAAGAATATTTGAAAAGTTACGAAAGAGCCGTGCGGCAGATGGAACGGGGCGAAGAAAAAATTCGAGAAATGCGTTTGGGGCAGATTATTCCGGCGATTAATAATGACGGAATGCCCCATGCGCACAATGCCACAGATTTATCCGGATATGCAGCGCTGTTAGATGAAGCAGAGAGTCAATATATGGCAGATAGATATCAAAGGCTTAAAATTTGCAAAGAGATCACAGATAAAATAGAGTGCATGGACAATGAGGACGAAAAAGATGTACTGACATATCGATATATTCGACTGATGAAATGGGAGAGTATTGCAGTTAAGATGAATTATAGCTGGAAATGGGTACATAAGTTACATGCACAGGCCCTTAAAAATTTTAAAATGGAAAAGAGTACATAGAAGTACACACATATATTGTGGTATAGTGTAAGCAGTAAAAAAGCGTAGGAGGCTAATTCCCCTCTTGCGCTTTTACTTTTTATCTCAGGAGGGCAGATTGAATAAAGAGAGATACAGTGACCCGACAGCGGAAAAGGCTATTGCCCATGTAATGAGAGAGCGTAAGAAGCAGGAAGGTGATAACCTTGTCAAAAAGCAGTCAGAATGAAAAGGCAAAGGAAGCCAGAAAACTATATAAAAGTGGAATGAAGCTGGTTGAAATTTCAAGGCAACTGGATTGTTCTGCTGCAACTATTCGGACTTGGAAGAACCGCTATAAGTGGGATGGCGAAAGCGAAACGTTTCAAAACCAAAATGAAACGAAACGAAACGTTTCAGAGAAAAGTAAATCAAAGAAAATAGAGAAAGAAAGGGCTGTCGCACATGAGGTTGAGTCAGTAATACAAAATACGGATTTAACCGATAAGCAACATCTTTTTTGTATATATTACATTCGGTGTTTTAATGCTACCAAGGCATATCAGAAAGCATATGACTGTGATTATGCAACAGCTCTGGTGAATGGTTCGCGATTGCTAGGAAATGCTAGGATAAAAGAAGAAATTCTGCGATTAAAGCAGGAACGTTTAAACAGGGAGTTCCTGAGTGAAGCAGATATTTTCCAGAGGTACATGGATATTGCCTTTGCTGATATTAATGATTTTGTTGAAATACATGCCGGATTTGCGTTGGCAAAAGATGGAGTTGACGGAACTATTATTAGCGAAGTGAGCAATACAACGAATGGGATTAAGATAAAGCTTGCTGACCGAATGAAAGCCTTGCAATGGCTTGCAGATCATATGGATCTTGCCACCGAGAAGCAGAAAGCAGAGATTGCACTGTTGAAATCAAGAGCAGATGCAGGTAAGGATGCCAGGGAGGATAAGCTGGATAAATTCTTTGAGCAGATAGAAGGTGTATTAAAGGATGCTGAATAATCTGTACACTCCCAAACAGCTTGATACATTCCGTTTTGCCGTAAACAAAGACTATTTTATGCTGATCAATCACGGCGCAAAGCGTACCGGAAAGACAATTCTGGACAATGATCTGTTTTTGCACGAACTTCGCCGTATTAAAAAGATAGCCTCTGCACAGGGGGTTGAGAACCCACAATATATTTTAGCGGGCGCCGATCTTGGAGCGCTTAACCGTAATGTGCTGATCGAACTTTCCAATAAGTACGGTATCGAGTTTCATTTTGATAAATTTAACCGCTTTAAGCTATTTGGGGTGCAGGTGTGCTGTTTTGGACATTCTAAGATCAATGATTTGGGGCGCATCCGAGGAATGACAGCATATGGAGCCTATATCAATGAGGGCACTATGGCAAAGCAGGAAGTGTTTGACGAGATCAAATCCAGATGCTCCGGTAATGGGGCAAGGATGCTGATCGACACGAACCCGGATAACCCAGAGCATTGGTTGAAGAAAGATTTTATTGACAAGGCAGATGGGAAAATCATCAAAGCGGTACAGTATCGCCTTGATGACAACACGTTTCTGTCAGAGAGATACAAGCAGAACATGAAAGAAACTACACCGTCTGGCATGTTTTATGATCGCAACATTGAAGGTCTGTGGGTTATGGGAGAAGGGGCCGTATACCGGGACTTTAATGCAAAAATCCATTATATCAGCAGAGCAGAATTGCAAAGGGTTAATTTTGTCAAGTATATTGCCGGGGTGGATTGGGGATATGAACATTTCGGGGCAATCGTGCTGATCGGCAAAGATGAGCAGGGTTGCTATTACTTGATTAGAGAGGTTGCCCGCCAGTTTGAAGAGATAGATTTCTGGTTAGAGCAGGCGCTGGCAATTAAGGTTGAGTACGGTAATATTCCATTCTACTGTGACTCTGCCCGACCTGAATATGTCAAGAAATTTAAGCAGCAGGGTTTGCGTGCTATTAATGCAAACAAAGCAGTATTAAGCGGAATTGAGCGTGTGGCCCAATTATACAAGCAGAATAAACTACGAATTGTGGATGATGTTGAGCGGTTCCGGGATGAAATCTATATGTATGTTTGGAATGAAAAGACCGGAGAGCCAATAAAACAGTTTGATGATGATCAGGATGCTATTCGGTATGCAATTTACACGGATGAGAACCGCGGTGGTATCAGTATTTTGAAATGAGGTAGAGAGTGGAAAAGACATTGTAAGCATATAATTCCTTGTAGCTGTTCCTTTTTTGGCGTATAATGGTAAAAAGGGGGGATTTACAATGGATAAAAAGAATGAAAAACAAAAGAAGAAATGCTTTATTATTACACCTATAGGTAATGAAAACTCAGAAATATTCAGAAAGGCGAAGGGTGTTATTGAAAGTACAATTAAGCCTATTTTACAAGAATATGATTTTGATGATATTAAGCCTGCGTATGAAATAAATATGTCAGGCATGATTAGTACACAAATTATCAATCGAATAATAAATGATGATTTAGTAGTGGCTAATCTAACAGGGAACAATCCTAATGTTATGTATGAATTATGTTTGCGGCATGTTGTTGCAAAACCGATAATTCATATTTGTGAGAGTGGAACTTCGCTTCCTTTTGATGTTAAGGATAATAGAACGATATTTTATGTAGACGATATGCTTGGTGCGGAAGAATTAAAATACAATTTGAGGAAATTTTTAGATAAAATAGATTATTTAGAAGATTGTATGGATAATCCAATTTATAATGCATACAGATATGGAAAATTACTAAAAGAAACACAAGGAACTAAGGAGAATGAAATATTAAAGATTTTGCTACAAATACAAAATACATTGGGTCTACAACAACGTTATAATACTTTTATCATACCAGGGGGACACAGTATTGATTTTGATTCTGCTTTTGCAGGAGTTAGAGATGAACAACTTGGAAAAGAAGAATTGCGCAAAGTCAATGGAGATTTGCTTCAAAAATGGTTACCGTATAATGGTCATAAATTGAAGGTACATGAGCTTGCGAAAAAACTAGATACAAAGTCGTCAACTATAATTTATGTAGCAAAAAAAGTAGGACTCGATGTAAATAATCAATTATCAGAATTGAATGCTGATATGGTAAACAAGATTTTAACATACATTTGTAATAATATCATAGAAGGAGATCCTAACGAGTTCGAAGAAAAAGAATGAACAACCTTCTTCTATGCCAAGTATGATAAAGAGAAGAAGTGATACAATTGTGACGAGGGTGCAATATTAAAATTGATTCTATTTTCAAAGGAAAAATGACAGGTCTTTAATAACCTGTCATTTTTTGTGGGAGAAATTAAATGGATATTGAAACAATAAGACAATTAATAAAAAAATATGAGTCTGGCCATGCAGCATTCATAATGCAGGCAGAGGTGGCAAAGAGATATTATCGTAATGAAACGGATATCTTGTTTCGAAATAAACAGAAAGAAGAGGAAAAAGAGGAGGCAAATAATCCTCTACGGAATGCAGATAATCGAATTCCGAGGAATTTTCATGGATTGATTGTCAACCAAAAGGCTGCTTATGCTTTTACAGCACCACCATTATTTGATGTAGGCAGTACAGAGAGTAATAAACGTATAACGGAAGCTTTGGGTGATGAGTATGCTAAGAATTGTATGGAGTTGTGTGTGAATGCTGCAAACACCTCTATCGCCTGGGTGCATTACTGGAAAAGTGATAATGGCTTTGAATGGGCAGTTGTTCCAAGTGAGCAGATTATCCCGGTATTTGACCGAAATCTTAAGCGCAGACTGATTGGAGCAATGCGGGTATACCCGGACACCGACGATGCAACGGGTGATATTTATACGGTATACGAATACTGGACAGACACAGAGTGTCAGGCATTTCGACGCAGAACTGGTGATGAATTGGAATTGCTGACCTATTATGATATGTTTATGGACCCGGAGAGTGGTGATATGGTAGCGGATTACCAACATGATTTCGGGGAAGTACCATTTATTCCATTTTACAACAACAATATACATACAGACGATTTGCGAAACATTAAGCCGCTGATAGACGTATACGATAAGGTCTACAGCGGTTTTATTAATGATTTGGATGATATACAGGAGTTAATTTTTGTACTGTCTGGATATGGTGGCGAAGATTTGAACGGTTTCCTATCTGATTTGAAAAAATATAAAACCATCAAGGTAGACGGGGACGAGGGCGGTGCAGTGTCCACCCTTAATATTGAGATTCCAATTGAAGCAAGAAACAGTGTATTGGAAGCAACAAGAAAGGCAATCTTCGAACAGGGGCAAGGATTTGACCCACAACCAGAGAACTTTGGAAATCGGTCGGGTGAAGCATTGAAATTTATGTATTCTCTTTTGGAAATGAAAACGGGATTGATGGAAACAGAGTTTAAACTTGGATTTTCACGTCTGATTCGTGCAATTTGTAAGGCACTCGGTATTGAATGCAGCGTGATTATTCAAACATGGACTCGTACTAGCATTAAAAATGATGTGGAACAGGCACAAATTTGCAGAGAATCTGTTGGAATTGTAAGTCAAAAGACGATATTGAAAAACCATCCTTTAGTTGAGGATGCGGATGCAGAAATAAAGCAGCTTGAGACAGAAGAAAAAGAGAATCAAAAAAAGACAGAGCTCTATGTTGATGCATTTCAAAGAGAGAATAACGATGGGTAAATAAAGAATGAAAAGTGGAGAATATTGGAAAGGTAGGTTTAAGCAGCTAGAAGAACTTCTCTATCAAATGGGAGTTCAATGCTATCCGGATATTGAAAGGCAATATCAACAGGCCTTGCAGCAAATCGAAGCAAAGATTCTTGTTTGGTATCAACGATTTGCAGATAACAATGAAATTTCTCTTTTAGAAGCACGCAGACTTCTCCAATCGTCTGAATTAAAGGAACTAAAATGGGATATAAAGCAATATATACAATATGGTAAAGAGAATGGTGTAAATGGTATGTGGATGAAAGAGCTGGAGAATGCATCGGCAAGGACACACATTACCAGGCTAGAATCCCTCAAGTTACAGTTGCAGCAATCTTTGGAGGTAATGTTTGGAAATCAGCTTGATAGTATTGATACAACAATACGAAATGTATATCAATGTGGATACCTTCATACGGCGTATGAAATTCAAAAAGGAGTTGGCATTGGATGGAATTTAGCTTCTCCGAATGAGGAGTTGATTTCTCAAATTATTCAAAAACCGTGGGCAGCAGATGGACGTAACTTTTCAGAACGAATTTGGACGAACAAACAGAAGCTGGTCAATGAACTGAATACTACCATGACACGGAATATCATCACCGGAGCAAACCCACAAAAAACTATTGATGAATTGGCACGAAAGATGAATGTGTCAAAGCAGAATGCAGGTCGCTTGGTTATGACAGAACAGGCGGCTTTTTCCAATGCAGCACAGAGGGATTGTTTTGCAGAACTTGGAGTGGAGCAGTTTGAGGTTGTGGAGACATTGGACAGCCATACATGCGAGACGTGTGGTGGAATGGATGGCAAATATTTTCCAATGAGTGAGTTTGAGATTGGTGTAACAGCACCACCATTTCACCCGAACTGTCGTGGTTGCACATGTCCATACTTCGAGGATGATTTTGGTGTACCGGGAGAACGTGCAGCGCGAGGTGGAAATGGAAAAATATATTATGTACCGGGCAACATCACATATGAAGAATGGCTTGAACAGTATGTAAAATCGTCTCCGGAAGAAATGGTATCTTATGCAAAGGTAAAAAATTTCGACGGGGATAAAAAGCAGTATAAAAAGTATAAAGACTGTTTGGGAAAATCATATGTGCCGAACACTTTCGATGAGTTCCAGAATATTAAGTATGGGAATGTAAAAGAGTATGGAATACTCAAATCACAGTACAAAGGAATGAAGTATTATGATAAAGCGACGGAAAGTGAGCCTTTGATTACTAGTAGTGTGAAAGTTGTTGCTGGGAACAGTGGATTAGAAACGTATGGTTTGAAAAATCGAGTAAAAGGGAAAGAATCATACCTTAGAAAAATTCGTGCAGAGTATAATCCAGATGGGAATACGTATGAAGTAAAAGATATTATCAGGTATACGCTTGGCTCAGAAAATCCGGATATTCTAGTTGAGAGAATGAGTGTGGCTATTGCTGAATTGAACGAAATGGGCTATAATACAATTGCATTAAAAAATACGTGGAATAACCCAAAGAATCCATATAAGGGTATCAATACTATAGTAGCTGCACCAAACGGACAAAAATTTGAGATACAGTATCATACCCGAGAAAGTTTTGAAACAAAAGAGAAAATGCACAAACTGTATGAAGACTGGCGCAAGCTTGAAGATAAAACTTCAAAAGAGGCTATCAAGTTAAGCAAAGAAATGACAACTTTATCAAAGAAACTTTCGGTGCCAAAAAACATAGAAAAGGTGAAATAATATGTTACAAGCAATAACATACTATTATATCAACGATTTAAAAAAAATTGCGAAAACTGAAAATCATATACCTTTTATTTATGATAAGGAAAAAGGCTGGCAGGTTGACAATGCAAATATACTGAATGACCGCTTAATGGGGTATGACGGTGAGGGCATTGGTTCAACGGATATGCTCCTTAGGATAGATGAAATAAGTGAAGAAGAAGCTATGAAAGCGATTAAAGCATCCTGACGGGTGCTTTTTTTATATCCAAAACCAGTAATAACAGGGCAACCGGAAATCAATGCGTAAACAGCGCGGCGCAGGCTTTTCCGATGGTCCTGTTTTTATATTGTCCGAAAGCCTTATGACGTTTAAACTACGGCAATTTGCCCTTATGCAAGGCATCAAAACTGTATACTGCTGTGGAGACACCACGCTAAAAAACGGTGCAGGAAAGGAAACTATATGGAATTTTTAAAAAGCATTTTAGGCGAAGAACTCTATAAGCAGGTGGCAGATGCTATCAGCACTCATAACGGAAAGCCGGAGAATAAGGATAAGCAGGTAAAGCTTGCAGACCTTGGTTCAGGTCAGTATGTCGACAAAGGCAAGTATGATACTGCCGTTGCCGAGAAGGAGAATCTTGCCGGTCAGATTAAGACACTTAATGCGACAATCGGAGATTTGAAAAAGAACAATGCAGACAATGAAACGCTGCAGACCACCATTGCCAATTTGCAGGGAGAACTCAAAAAGCAGCAGACAGCCAATGAGCAGATTACAAGGACGTATGCCTTGAAGGAATCCCTTACAAAACAAGGCGTACTGGACCCGGATTATCTGATTTACAAAGCCGGTGGACTCGATAAATTCACATTTGACAAAGAAGGAAGACCGGTCGGTGTGGAGGATGCCGTAAAACCGTACAAAGAGGATAAGTCTATGGTGCATTTGTTCAAACAGGAGCAACAGAAGCCACCATATCATCCGCAGGGCGGTGCCGGAGGTAATGGTACAGAGAATCCATTTGCAAAAGAGACATTCAATCTGACGAAACAGGGAGAACTTTTAAGAACAAACCCTGAGCAGGCGCGTGCAATGGCCGCAGCCGTAGGGGTAACAATTTAGAAAGAGAGGTAAATATTTATGGCAATTACAAAAATTGCAGACGTAATCGTACCGGAATTATTTAATCCGTATGTAATCAACAGAACAAAGGAATTATCCGCATTCATCCAGAGCGGAATCATGGTTAATTCTCCGGAATTTGATGAATTGGCATCGGAGGCGTCAAGAACGCACAATATGCCATTTTTTGAGGACTTACAAGGAGAGTCTGAACCAACACTTGAGGATGTAAAAATGACACCATCAAAGATTGGTTCGAATAAAGATGTGTCTACTACTATTCTTAGACAGAAAATGTGGGCAGCTACAAATCTTTCTGCTGCTTTAGCAGGAAAAGACCCAATGAAAGCAATTGGAGAATTAGTGGCACAGTATTGGGCAAGAGATATGCAGAAAGAATTAATTGCTATTCTTACAGGTGTATTTGCTACGATTCCAGCATCTGGAAGTGGAGATAATGCAATACCAGCAGAAACACGTATGAAAGACCATATCCTTGACCTTACTTCAGGAAAAAGTGATGCGGCAAAGGTGATTAGTGCATCTGCATTTATTGACGCTTGCCAGCTTCTGGGTGATGCACAGGCGCAGCTTAGTGGTGTTGCTATGCATTCTGCAACCAAATCTTATCTGAAAAAGTTGAATTTAATTGATACAGAACGCGACTCCACAAATGTAGAATTCGAGACATACCAGGGTAGAAAGGTAACTGTAGATGATGGTTGCCCGGTTACTTCTGGTGGTGTATATACTACATACCTATTTGGAAATGGTGCATTTGCCTATGGTAATGGTTCCCCGGTCGGACATGTAGCCACAGAAGTGGACCGTGATAAACAGACGGGTGGTGGCGTAGATTATCTTATTAATCGTAAGGCGTTTATTATGCATCCGCGCGGCATCGCGTATACCGGAGCTAAGCGAGACAATGTCGAAACTCCAACCAGAGCAGAACTTGCAATGGGCGAAAATTGGAAGCCGGTATATGAATCAAAGCAGCTTAGAATCGTTGCTATTCAGCATAAACTTGGGTAATTGCTATGGAAGTGGCAAAGTTAAAGAAGCTTCTTGGAATTGAAGATGAGAGCAAGAATGAAATACTTGAATTTGTCATTGCAAATGTGGAAGAAATCATAAAGAACTATTGCCATGTGGATGAAGTGCCAGAAGGACTGAATCATACAGCCTACCGCATGGCAATGGACTTATATCGGAATGAAAATATGGGGGATGAAACAGCATCAATCGGTGCTGTTTCATCTATTTCCGAGGGGGATACCACTACCTCATTCCGGCAGTATGTGGATGACAATTTCAAGGATACAGTGCTGAAAAATTATAAGTTCTCACTGAACCGTTACCGAAAGGTGGCATGGAAATGATTTCGGATGCAATTAAACAGGCTCGAGTACTTGCGAGAAAGGCACAGGAAGCTACATATGACGGAATATGTACAGTGGTTGAATATCAGAAAGTCAAAGACCATAAAACTAAGATGACTACGGACAAAGAGGTAGTGATATTGGAAAGGGAGCCTTGCCGCTTATCTTATTCCAATATTAGTGCCGTGGAACAAACAGAATCTGCAGCAAAAACAGCTCAGATTACAAAATTATTTTTGTCACCAGATGTACGAATTAAACCAGGTGCAAAAATAGTGGTAACACAGGCCGGTATACAACAAAACTATGAATGTAGTGGCGTGGCAGCTGTCTATCCAACGCACCAGGAGATTGTACTTAATTTGTCAGAAAGGTATACGTGACATGGCTTCCTTGGGAAGATTTGATGTAAAAGGACTTAAAGAATTTCAAACTCAATTGGAAAAAATGCAGGATCCGGATGAATTTGTAGAAGCTTGTGCAAAGGAGCTAGCGGCAAGGCTATTGCGGCTGGTAATCAAAAGAACCCCCGTCGGTGATTATTCTGGTGCTTCATATACCTGTGCATCGGGTCAGAGTCACAGAGGACAGAAGGTACCTGGGAAAAAAGGCGGAACATTAAGGAGGGGGTGGACGGCTGGGAAGAGGGCATCAGCGGTAGGATATGCTAATAGTTTAAAAATAAACCATGATGGAAATAACTATGTTATTGAAATCATAAATCCGGTCGAATATGCATCTTATGTTGAATATGGACACCGGACAGCAAATCATTCTAATTGGGTTATGGGTCACTTTATGATGACAATATCAGAACAGGAATTACAGGACATGGCACCGCGGATTCTGACGCAAAAAATTAAAAAATACTTTGGAGATGTCATGAAATGATAAATGAAATTATAGCGGCAATCAGCGTTGCCCTGAATAAAGAATTTGGGGATGATTATGAAAATCATATGGAAGAAATTAAGCAAGACCTAACGGAGCCTTGCTTTTTTATTGTCTGCCTGAATCCTGCAAACAATCTGTTCCTTGGCAGGCGTTATCAATGGACAGGTCAGTTTAGCATTCAGTATTTTCCAAAGTCTCAGGAGGTGCGGCGGGAATGTGCGGATGTTGCTGAAAGAATGTATGACTGTTTAGAGTACATTACAATGGATGGTGATACAGAACCGATTATGGGCACAAAAATGAAACATGAAGTGGTGGATGGAGTTTTGAACTTCTTTGTTAATTATGATTATTTTGTTATTAAAAATGAAAAAAATGAATTAATGGAAGATGTTCTATTGATAGAAAAGGCAGGTGATAGAGTTGGCGACAACTAAAAAGGTATTGGTCCAACAGGAAAAGGAGTATGAGAAAGTGCAGCTGATGGAAGCTATGGAATTTCAAGGAAAAAGGGATGTTCTAGATGCCCTGCTTGATGACAACCGTAAATACACTTTGAAGGCTGTACGTGAAAAAATCAATAGTTTTATGAAAGGAAAGGTGAAGTAAATGTCTTTAGGTGGTGGAAATTTTGTTAAACAGGATAAGGTTCTTCCAGGAGCCTATATCAATTATGTCTCAGCGGCATCTGCTACAGCACAGTTATCTGCAAGGGGAGTAGCCACAATGCCAGTAGAACTTGATTGGGGTGCAAGTGGAAAGATGATTGAAATTTGCGGGGATGACTTTAGAAATGACAGTATGAAAATATTAGGTTATTCATACGATGATGATAAGCTAAAAAGCTTAAGGGATGTATTTATTGGTGCTAAGACACTGTTACTATATCGTTTGAATGGCAATGGTGATAAAGCATCCAATGATTTTGCAACTGCACAGTATGCCGGAACAAGGGGAAATGACATTAAAATTGTAATTCAGTCTGATGTGGATGACGAAGCAAAGTTCAATGTTGTTACTTATCTTGGAGCTAATAAGGTAGACCAACAGGTAGTTGGTACCGCAGCAGACTTAATTGATAATGATTATGTTACTTTTAAAAAGGATGCAGAATTGGCAGTGACAGCAGCTACACCATTAACAGGTGGAACCAATAGCACCGTAGATGGAACCGCTTATCAGGAGTACGCAAATTTAGCAGAAACGTATTCCTTTAACACTATGGGGATTATTTCTACAGATGAAAAAATTAAGAAGATGTTTGTAGCATTATGTAAGAGAATGAGAGATGTAATTGGAATTAAGTTTCAGCTGGTAGTTTATGATTATCCAGAGGCAGATTACATGGGGGTAATCAGTGTAAAAAATAAGGTGACGGACACAGAGGCTTCTGAGTCATCACTTGTATATTGGGTAACTGGAATTCAGGCAGGATGTGAGGTGAATAAGAGTTGCCAAAATAAAAGGTATGATGGTGAATTTACTGTTGATACGAAGTATACGCAGGCAGAACTAATTACCTTAAAAAGAACCGGTTGTTTTGTATTACATAATGTAAATTCTGATGTAAGAGTGTTGGATGACATTAACAGTATGGTAACTGTATCTGCAGATTGCGGAGAGGTTTTCAAAGATAATCAGACAATTCGCGTTATTGATCAGGTAGGTAATGATGATGCTGTTTTATTCAACACAAAGTATCTTGGTGTTGTACCTAATAATGCAGCAGGTAGAGCATCTTTATGGTCCGATTTGGTAAAAATCAGACAGCAGTTGCAGGAAATCGGTGCTATCGAAAACTTTACGGATTCAAGTGTTACTGTAGCACAGGGAAAAACTAAAAAATCGGTAGTAGTGGATAGCACTATTGAGGTTGTTAATGCAATGGGAATTTTATATATGACCGTTGTGGTACAGTAGGAGGTTGTGGATAATGAGCAATGATAATGTAAAAATGAAAGCACGGGACACTATTGCAGCAAAGTTGGCAGAGTGTTTTATTACAATCGGTACTAGACGATATAATTTTATGAACATGATTGACATGGAGGCAAAAGTCGACAAGACAAAAGCCAAAGTACCCCGTTTGGGAGCAATAATGGTAGGTCATAAGTCCTGTGGAATGGAAGGTACGTTTTCAGGAACAGCACATTACAATCAATCGGTTATGCGCCAGTGCCTTGCAGATTACAAAAATACAGGAGAAGATGTGTATTTTGAAATGCAGATTACCAATGACGACCGTACGTCAAGTGCCAAGCGTCAGACAGTTATATTTTATGATTGCAACACGGATGGCGGAGTGTTGGCAAAATTTGATGCAGACGGAGAATACTTGGATGAGGAAATTAAGGGTACATTTGAAGATTTCTCGATTCCAGAATCCTTTACAGAACTTACGGGATTTTTAACAAATTAGATGGATGACAGTATTCCCCCTTTTGATGTATAATTAAATATACAAAAAGGGGGAATGCTTATGGAATTAGTTGTAATTGTTTTTTTAATAGGAGTAGTCATTTTTTCACTTTATATGTATAAAAAAACATCTCAAGTTCAAAGTGGAAAAACGACTAAATCATGTAAGGAAAAAAGTTTTTGGGGATTAGTACATGTTAAAGGACTAAATGCAGAGGAAAAAAGTCCATGCGTTGTAACTGTGGACTCGCAGGGGGTAACTATTGCTTGTCAATCAAAAGAGTACCGTTTGCCAATACAAAGGATTTTGTATGCTGAATGTTTGACAGATGTGGAAAATATCCAATATTTAAAGAGTAGTGTAGCAAAGGGGATGATTGGAGCTGCATTATTTGGAGTAGGTGGAGCTGTTATAGGTTCCGCACCAAAGACAAAGGTAAGGAAACAGATTACAAGTCATGCAATTATTGGATATAGGGATTCGAGTGGTAAAGAAAGAGTGATAATACTTAAAGATGCAGCCCCCAATCGTATGGATGCATCAAACTTAGTTTTTGAACTAAATGCCAGAGTACCAAAACAGATAGAAAAAATTACATTATAACGTATTATAAGGAGAACTTAGAAATAAGTTCTCTTTTTATTTGAGAAAGAGAGGAATAAGAGGGATGTCCAAATTTAGTAGATTTATGAAAACAAATAAGGTTGTGAAAGTTAATGAAAAATATGCTCCGACTACATCATTGCTGGATGATAATGGTTGCCCTTTGGAATGGGAATTCCGACATATTACGTCAAAAGAAAATGATACGTTGAGAGAGTCATGTACATCCGAGGTACAGATTACTGGAAAACCAAATCTGTTTAGACCAAAGATGGATACGGCTGCCTATGTGGCAAAGATGATTGTTCAATCAACGGTATGCCCGGATTTGTATGATAAAGAATTACAGGATTCATATGGTGTAATGACACCAGAAGAATTGTTGTACGCTATGGTTGATGATCCGGGAGAATATCAGGATTTAGTTGTTTGGATGCAGAATTTCCAGGGATTCAACAAATCCTTTGCTGATAAGGTAGATGAAGCAAAAAACTAATTGATGAAGGGGATTGGGAAGCAAATTATGCCCATTATGCCCTTCAAAAGTTACATATTTTGCCTTCTGTTTTTTTGAGTTTAGATGATGAAGATAAAGCGTTTGTAATAGCATCAATAAAATCAAAGATAGAAAGCGATAAAGAGGAACGTAGAAAAATTGAGCGAACGGCGAAATGCAGGTGATAGAAAATGGGTAAAATCGAAACAGGGATTATATTACATGACAATTTTACAAATGTTATTTATGGCATCATCAGTTCTGTAAATCTTGCTGTTTCTGCCGTATATGATATGCAACAAGCCATGAATACAGATGTTGACATGGCAGCATCTTTGGATGGAGCTAGAGAGGATATAAACCAAGCAACTGTGGCACTATATGAGTTGGAAAATGCGGCACTTGCATTAGATGGCACCAAAATTGGAGTACAACTTTCTATTCCTCAGAATGAAAAGTTGCCAGAGATTCCATCAACGACTACTGTTCCAGTAGAGTGGAAAAGTAATAGTCTTGAAGTTTTTACTGGAACGGGGATTGAACGATTTCAACAAGAGGTTCAAAGTGCCAATAGTTTGCTTGCAGAATTGAATCAGACACAAATTGAGATTATACAGACCGCAAATAGTATGGACTTACTTCCGGATGATGCTTTGCAGGATATAAATACACTTGGTCAGAGAATACAGGATATTCAACAGAGAATTCATACAATAGAAAACAATCCATTGGATATTGGAACGGATGTGGCAAATGCAGAATTGGAGAAGCTTAGAGGGCAATTAGCAACGGCTGTAAGTGAACAACAACGGTTGAATCAGGCTATGCAGAGCATGGACATTGGTGATATCAATAGTGCATATTTGCAATTGTCAGGTACAATCGGGAACACAGAACGGTATATTCGTGATAATACGGATGCACAGGAAAGATTTAATCAAGAGCTCAAGGAGGGGGTATCACAAGCAGATGGCCTTACAAATAAGATTAAGGGTATGGTCGCTGCTTATGTCAGCATTCAAAGTGTCGGAAAAATCCTAAAAGCATCGGATGATTTGATTTCTACTACAGCACGACTTGAACTTATGAATGATGGGTTACAAAGTACACAAGAACTTGTAAACATGACATATGCTGCAGCACAGGATGCTAGGGGTTCATTTGCAGATATGGCAGGTGTGGTGGCAAGATTTGGAAACAACGCAAAAGATGCCTTTGGAGGTTCGGCCGAGGTTGTTGCTTTTGCAAACCTGGTACAAAAACAGATGACTATTGCAGGAGCTAGTACACAAGAGGCATCCAATGCAATGTTGCAATTATCGCAGGCTTTGGGTTCTGGTGTGCTTCGTGGAGATGAGTTAAATAGTATCTTTGAGCAGGCACCTAATTTAATTCAAAATATAGCAGATTATTTGCAAGTGCCAATTGGTGAAATTCGTGAAATGGCATCAAAAGGTGAGTTGTCGGCAAATGTTGTTAAAGCGGCAATTTTCGCAGCTAGTGATGATATTAATGCGAAGTTCGAGGCTATGCCAATGACATGGGCACAGTTATGGCAATCTTTTCAAAATACTGCCTTGATGGCATTTCAGCCTGTTCTGCAGCGTTTAAATGAGTTTGCAAATAGTACAGCTACACAGGAGTTTATAGCGAATGCTGTTCAGGCAATGTCTAAATTGGCGAGGGTTGCATTGATTGTATTGAACATATTTGTTGCTATTGCAAATGTAGTAGCAGGAGCATGGCCTATTATTAGTCCTATCATATATGGCATTGTGGGAGCAATGCTCGCTTATAATGCAGTAGTTGCGATTCACAATAAATTACAACTTTTAGCAGCTCTTGCAACTTCAATACATAAGGCATCATTAATGTTGCATAGTAAAGCGACTTTTGCAGCGACCGTTTCGCAGTATGGTTTTAATGCAGCTTTATTAGCTTGCCCTATTACATTGATTGTCTTGGCAATAGTTATACTTATAGCCACCTTATTTGCACTTTGTAATTGGATTGCAAAGACTACAGATGTGGCAGAGTCTGGAATTGGTGTTGTGACCGGAGCATTGGCTGTAGGTGCGGCATTTATAGGTAATTTGCTTATTTCTGCAATTAATTTAATCATATATAATTTTGTGAGGCTTTGGAACTTCGTTGCTATGTTTGCAAATTTCTTTGCAAATGTTTTTACAGACCCAATCGGGGCAGCTGCACGGCTGTTTTTTGATTTCATTGACATGGCACTTGCTGGATTACAGGCATTGGCATCAGTGATAGATACGCTATTTAATACGAGCCTGGCAGATGCTGTATCTGGCTGGCGTACAAATCTTGATAGTTGGGTGACGGGGAAATTTGGTGAAGGAAAAGTGGTCATGGAGCAAAAGAATGCGGAAGACTACTATTTTGACAGAATCAACTATGGCGATGCATGGGACAAGGGAAGTGAACTTGGAGATGGTCTTGCAAAATCTATTAATGGATTGACCGGAACAGAAATTCCCAATGTAGAAGATTATACTTCAATGTTTGCAGACATGGGTGACAATATTGAGGGAATATATGATGACACAGGTTCTATTTCAGATTCTATGGAGATATCAGAAGAGGACCTTAAGTATCTCAGGGATATTGCAGAAAGAGAATCCATTGACCGTTATACAACAGCAAGCGTAAAGATTGAACAGGTAAATCACAATAATATTTCATCAGGAATGGACTTAGATGGTTTGTTAACCGGTTTGGGAGATGCGATGGGCGAAGCAGTAGAAATTGTAACGGAAGGAGCACATGCGTAAATGGGAAAAGGATATGATTTTTATTTAGGACAGTGCTTACTTCCGGTCACCCCGGAAAAATTGGATATTCGTATAAATAATAAGAATAATACGGTTAGCCTGATAAATGAGGGTGAAATCAATATTTTAAAAACAGCTGGACTGACGGATATAGAATTTGAATGTGATATACCACAGGTGGCAAGACCAACAGCGGTATATGCTTCAGGTTTTATTGGGGCATCATATTTTTTGGAATACTTTGAAAAGTTGAAAATAGGTAAGACGCCGTTTCAGTTTATTGTATGTAGAAAATTGCCTAATGGAAAACCGTTGTTTAACACAAATATCAAGGTTACAATGGAAGATTATCGTATTACAGAAAGTGCCGGGAATGGTTTTGATGTGACAGTTAAGATTCGGATGAAGCAGTACCGAAATTATGGAACAAAAAGTATTGCAGTACAAGGAACTGTAACTACCGGTGGGAGCACCGCAACGTATACAGCTAATGTTGAACCGACTAGGTCCCGGGAGAGTGCACCTAATACAAAAAAGAACAGAAACTATACGGTACGAAAAAATGAAAGCTTATTCAACATTGCTAAGGAACAATATGGTGATGGGGGAAAGTTTGCTATGCTATATAATGCAAACAAAGATAAGATAACGGACCCAACAAATATTAAACCGGGAACAGTATTAGTTTTGCCGGCAATATAGGAGAAATTATGTCAGTAGACTTATACATTGCAAGTCAGAATCAGGAAAAATTGTATATTCCTTGTATTGAGGAAGGGGTTGAGTGGTATACAGAACGTCGGGGAATGCCAGGTAAACTTACCTTCAAAGTGGTAAAGACAGATGGTATTGAATTTGCAGAGGGTAGTCCTGTTAGAATGCAACAAAATGGCGAGGATATCTTTTTTGGATTTATATTCAAACAGCAACGTAATAAGGAGCAGATTGTTACTATTACGGCATATGATCAGTTACGTTATCTGAAAAATAAGGATACCAAAGTCTATGAAAATATGACAGCGGACCAAGTTATTGCTATGTTGGCAGCAGATTATGGATTGCAAATTGGAACATTAGAACAGACAGGATATGTAATTGAAGAAAGAATAGAAAAAGATAAATCTCTTTTTGAAATGATTGAGAATGCACTTGACCTTACGCTTACGAATACGAAAGAGATGTATGTGTTATATGATGATTGTGGCAGGCTTACTTTAAAGAGCCTGCCATCTATGTATGTAAGAAATGATTCCGGAAATTATTTGATGATTGATGAAGAAACCGGGGAGAATTACGAATACACCTCAAGCATTGATGATAGCACATATAACAAAATTAAATTGACTTATGAGAACGAAGAGGCTGGAAAGCGAGAAGTCTATATCGCGCAGGATGGTGCACATATCAATGAGTGGGGAACACTTCAATATTATGGAACCTTATCTGAAGGTGAGGATGGAGCAGCAAAAGCAGATGCATTGCTATCATTGTATAACCGCAAGACTAGAAATTTAAGGTTGACAAAAGTGTTTGGTGACAATCGGGTAAGAGCAGGTTCCATGCTTGTTGTTAATCTGAATTTGGGAGATGTTTCCCTGCAAAACTTTATGTTGGTAGAAACATGTAAACATACATATAAGGAAAATGAACATTGGATGGACATTACTTTGCGGGGAGGTGAATTTATTGCTTAATGCTACAGAATTGGTAAAAACAATACAAAAAATAGCAGTAGAGGCAGTTAAGGCATCTAATCCAGTACACATATGTTATGGCGAAGTGGTCAGCATAAATCCATTAAGTATAGCCGTTGACCAGAAAATGATACTTGGTAGTAAGCAGTTGGTATTGACAAGAAATGTAACTGATTATGATACAGAAGTTACTGTGGATTGGAATACAGAAACAATGAAAGTAACACACGGGCATGCTATATCCGGACAAAATGACTATAGTGGGGAACCTGTACATAGTCATTTGTGGAATGGAATATTAACAAGTACCACAACTTCACATGAACACAAAATTATTGGACGTAAAAAGATAAGGATACATAATGCATTGAAAGTAGGTAACAAGGTCATTTTGTTGGGACAACAAGGTGGTCAGAGATATATTGTGCTAGATAGGATAGGAGAAATGTCATGATACCATCTGCAAGCGGTTTTTTGAAGCATGATTTTGAAGTTAAAGAGCAACCAAGTCGGGTTTACAAAATGGATTTACAGGGCACTTCTGTGAGAGGGTTTTGTGATGAAATGGCTGCTATGAAACAAATGGTATATCGTATTCTGAATACGGAGAGATATAAATATATTATTTATTCTTGGAATTATGGTATAGAAACCATTGATTTGTACGGAAAGCCAATTACATATGTGTGTCCTGAACTAGAGCGTAGAATCCGAGAGGCATTAATTGTAGACACTCGAGTTACTGATGTGAGTGATTTTCAACATGACACAACCCAAAAAGGCATTGTTCATACAAAATTTGTAGTACATACCATATTTGGAGATATAGAAGCAGATAAGAGGGTGAATATTTAATGTATGAGGATATGACATATGAAATATTACTAAAAAGGATGTTAGGGCGTGTGCCGGATAATATGGACAAAAGAGAAAGCTCTTTAATTTGGGATACGCACAGTTCAACAGCCGTTGAATTACAAAATTTGTATATTGGACTTGATGTAATGATTGCTAATTCTTACGGTGATACTGCAGCAAGGGATTTTCTCATTTTATTATGCAAAGATAGGGGAATTATTCCAGAACCGGCAACACATGCTGTATTAAAAGGAGAATTTACCCCTTCCAATATTGATGTGCTCGGTCAGCGATTTAACATTGGAGAGATTAACTATATTGTTACGGAAAAAATTGCAGACGGAATATATAAAGTTGAATGTGAAGAACTTGGAAATATCGGCAATCAGTATTTAGGGGAAATGATTCCGATGGAATATATTAAAGGATTGCAAACAGCTTGCTTGACGGGGATTCTTATTCCAGGAGAGGATGAAGAGGATACAGAAAAACTCAGAAAGCGATATTTTGATTCCTTTGGTGAGCAGGCATTTGGTGGAAACAGAGCAGATTATTTAGCAAAAGTTCGAAAGATTGAAGGTGTAGGTAACTGTAAGATTACAAGAGTATGGAATAGTGAATTTAACCCGGCTGAAATGATTCCATCTGCAGATGTAACAAAGTGGTATAAGACTATTTGTAACTCGCTTGAAGATGGTGTAAAACAGTGGTTAACAGCAGTTTACCAGAATGCAAGCAATAAAAAGTTGACTGTTGGGGGAACCGTGCTTGTTACAGTGGTTAATTCCTATGATTATGGGGAAGTCTCTGATGTATTGATATCTCAGATACAGACAGAATTGGATCCCGAAGAAAATGCTGGGGAAGGATATGGAATTGCACCAATTGGTCATGTAGTAAGAGTAAAAAGTGCGACTCCTGTTGTAATAAACATAAAAACCACTCTGACATATGAAAACGGTTATAGCTGGTCTAAACTACAGACTTCTGTAGAAAAAGTAATTCAGGAGTATTTATTAGAATTACGAAAAGAATGGGCCGATGCTTCAGTAACAGTAGTAAGAATTAGTCAAATTGAAGCAAGGATTCTTTCCATTAATGGAATTATTGATGCTGTAGGAACTACAGTAAATGAAAGCACTGAAAATATATCGTTAGGTACATATGAAATACCGGTATTTGGGGGAATAATTGTATGAGCAGAGAAATAAATCTTGTATCTTATTTACCGGAATTCATGCAACAGTATAAAGAGCCTGTCGCAACTTTAGATGCAGAAAATCCGGAATTTGTTCTTTTATGGAAAAATGCTGAAAAGATACTTTACAATCGGTTTATTTCTACGGCTGATGAATATGGTATATCGCGTTTTGAATCATTGCTTGGAATTTATCCGGCTAGGACAGATTCCATAGAGGTTCGCAGACAGAGAGTATTGTTGCGATGGTATAACAAATTGCCTTACACCATCAGAGTATTTTTGCTCCGGCTAGGACAGATATGTGGTGATAGCGTATTTACAGTAAAACGCAAGTTTGATAAGGAATATGAGATTGATATTACGACACATTTGGAAAAATCAGGTTTGGTTGATGAGGTTAATAAGCTAATTGAGGAGATGATACCTTGTAACATGCTTATAGTTTCTGTTAATAAGGTATTGTGTAAGCCAAATCAAAATATCTATTTAGCAGGAGCCGTAGGATTTGTGGAATATATCGAAATATCAGATTAAGTAGGAGGGTAAAAAATGGCAGTCTTTTCAAAGCTAGTAACAACGGAAAAGGGTAGAGAACTCATGGCCAAGGTGCTTGCCAATCAACAGACCATAGTTTTTACACAAGTAGCACTATCTAATGTGGAGTATGCAACTGATGAGTTGGAAACATTGGAAACAATCGATGGAATTAAACAGATTGGTAGTATATCCAAAGTATCGAAATTTGAAAATAGTACAGTAAAAATAGAAACGGTGATTACTAATACAACTTTGACAGAGGGGTATTACATCAAGACAGTTGCACTGTATGCGCAAGATGAAGAAAACGAAATTGTTTATGCTATTGCAAACGAAACATCTGGAATATGTTATATGCCGCCGTTTGAGGGTGTAACTGTTTCGGGAGCATATCTTACATTATCAACAACCATAAGCAATGCAGCAAATGTTACTGTGGACGTAGATAATGCCGTATATGCAACAATAGGAAATATTAAAGATTTGCAGGAGCAGATAAATAGCTTAACTGAATTGCTTGTTGGAAATATTTCAAATACAAACGTTCACAGCAAAAATTTGAGTTTGTTAAATCAAATGGGATTTGAAGTATACCATCAGGAAATAAAAGAATCAGTTAAATGCTCGGGAGGAACAACTTTATTTCAGGTTGATAAATCAGCCTTTACAGAAGGAGCTTGGAGCGATAAGACCTATTATCTTTATCATTTATATGGGGCATTGAATACATATGATTATGTAGATTCAGTTGATACATATGAAGGACAGGTGCTTGTTGGACTTAATGTTTATTCTATTGGCGGCCTATGGAATAGCTGGTTCCCAATAGTTCCTACGCAATGTAATGGAGTGTTATCGGTAAATGCTATTGACTTATGGGGAATTTATGGACCACCGCTTCGATCAGGTATACAGATTAATATACAACCAATGCTCTATAAAAAGGATAGTCAGGGACAAGTATCTTTGGTGGATGGTACTAAATGGACTGCTCTTAACATGCATTTAAGAGTATATAAACTTGGAAGTATTCTGCAGAGCACTCCTAGTAATTCTGATACGGGAGGTTCGTCTGGTGGTGTGAATGACTATGCGCAATTATTAAATAAACCATCCATCAATAATGTTACATTGATTGGAAATTTGACATCAGCACAGTTGGGACTTGAAAATAGTAGTTCCGGAGGTGGCGAAACAGAAATGACGTATGATGAAACACTTGCTGAATTAAACGGAGAGGAGACAACATAATGGGAATACCTAATTTGAAAGCAATAAGGGATTGGTGTATCGGAAAGTTTCAACCAAAAGGAGAGTATTTGACTAGCATTCCATCAGGATATGTAACTAATACAGAGTTATCTGAGAAGAACTATACCACAATGGAGGAAGTTGAAGAAAAGTATGTACCGAAAGAAAGCCTTGGTGGGATGACATTTGGAGTTGATGCCGATGGAAATTATGGTTATATAAAGGCGGGTGCTGATACAGTTATCCCTTTTATATAGGTGGCGGTGGATTATGGAGCCAGGCAGAAAAATTGTATGTCCCTCAAGGTGGTTATTGGTCATCAGCAATGACAACAAGAACCCTTAGTACAAATTCAATAACTCTGGAAAAAGATTATGACAAATTTTTGCTGATTTATGAAAAATACCAAAGCCATAACTACGCGCAAGATATAATAACAGCATTGGAACTTATTAAGAGGAATGACGCAACATATGACATTTCTATATTAGCTCAAATCGGCAATTTTAAAAATTATCATAGCTTTTATATATGGATATTGGATGGAGCAAAAAAGGGCGAAATTGTAGGCATGCAGGTAAAATCTACCTTTAATAATCCGTCGTCAAATAAAAAATATGACACAATAGGTTTATATGGATTGAATTAAAGTATTGGGTAAAAAGTCAACAGAGAAATTTTTGTTGGCTTTTGTTATTAAGGAAAGGGGGAAGTCCAATGTACATAGGCATAAATACAATTATTACAATTGCAAGTGTTATGGGAGCGATTATTTCGATCGGCGGGATACTGATTGCCTGCTATAAGTGGTTCAGCCGACAGAATAAACAGGATGAAGATATCAAGGTTATGAAATCAGAGTTGTGCCTGCTTACCTATGGATTGCTTGCGTGTCTGAAAGGTTTGAAAGAACAGGGATGTAATGGACCGGTCACAGAGGCAATTGACAAGATTGAAAAGCGGATCAATAAGCAGGCACACGAACAGGAGTAAAGAGATGAGAAAGCTATTATTTCGCAGAGGTTTTACAGATAAACTCTATTATTACAATTTCCGTGCAGTATGGCTGTTTGTGATATTCTGCTACCTGCTCACGGCATTGAGTGGAGAAAAGAATCTAAACATTTCAGATCTTTCCATTGTAAGTGTGGGTATTCCGGCTGCATTCGCGGAACTTGGGGTACATACCGGTTTTATTATTTGGAAAGCAAAGACAGAGAACTGCAGGAAACATAAAGATCAATCAAAAGTAAAAGAATTGGAGGAAATTGAGTTATGACATTACAGATTTTTTTAACAGGATTATTATTAGTGAGCATTTTAACAGGACTGGTTACCGAGGCCATTAAGAGGATTCTGGAAGAGCAGAAAAAGCAGTATTACAGTAATACCCTTGCCGGTATTGTGGCGGTTGTCATTGCGGTACTGGTGGATATCGGATACACTGTGTTAAATAACATGGCCTTTGATGTGGCATGGGTGGTATATCTCATTGCTTTGATTGGCCTGTCCTGGTTATGTGCTATGGTTGGCTATGATAAAGTGATCCAGGCACTGTCACAGATCCGGAGCAAATCATGAGCCGGTTATTAGAGGTTCTCGTTGTTGTTGGAGTGGTTATTTATCTTGCACTGGCGCTGATCGGAGTAAGTAAGACCGAGCCGGTGAAATACCGGGATGTGAGGCATCAGATTGAAAGTGAGGCCATGATCTTATGAAAAGGGTAGTTGAGGCAATTAAGAGCATTTTATTAATAATGGCAGTCCTGATGGGGATTGTATATGTGATCACAATCCCCATCGGGTGCCTGATCTATGCAATTGTGAATGGAGGGTTTATGTGATGGCAACACAGACACAGGTAAAAGCATTTATTGAAAGAATCGCACCGATCGCACAGGCAAAGTCTAAAGGGCGGGCATTGCCGTCCGTGTGTATTGCACAGGCCTGTTGTGAGTCTGCATATGGGACAAGTCCTAAGATGATCCTGGCAAATGCTGTGTTCGGTATCAAGGTCGGCAAGTCAAAGGCGCATTTCGGTACGGCATGGCATGATAAGGCATACAGCACACGTACAAAAGAGTGCTATGACGGTAAGACATACACTAATATCACGGACCTGTTCAGGGCGTATGACAGTATCGATGATGCAGTGGAGGATTATTATGATATGCTCGGTATCTGTAAGAGGTACAAGGCATGTGTCAATGAAAAGAATCCACAGAAGTGCATCACTGCTATTAAAAATGGTGGGTATGCAACAGCTCCTGATTATGTGTCAACGATTATGAGAATTATTAATAAGTATAATCTGACAAAATACGATTGCCTTACACTTCGAAAAGGATCTTCAGGATCCGTGGTGAAAGAGTTGCAGATCTTACTTATTAAGGCTGGATACAGCTGTGGTAAATACGGATCGGACAGTAAGTTTGGTGACAGCACTCTGGAAGCGGTGAAAGCATTCCAGGCAGACAGAGGACTTGCGGTTGACGGTGTTGTGGGGACAAAGACATGGGCAGAATTGTACAAAGGTTAATTGATGGTGCATTGGAGGTATTATGCCTGATGCTTCTAACGGTAGCAGTAGGTGTGTTGTTCCCTATTGCTACTGTATTGAAATGGTTGGATAAATAACAGGGATCCCGGCGTTATGCCGGGATTTTTTGCGTATAAACAATTGTTTATGTCTTTGTATAATGGAGCAGTAAATTGTGTATCACTACAGTGCACGATAAATACTACTCCTAAATCAGTAAAAATGAAAACCGCATAGTTTGCGGGTTTCCGGATCTACCTGAATAGCTTTAATATATTTTTTCCAGAAGATTTTCTTATTTTCAGCATCCAGTGAACGATATAAGTTGATCCAGTCACCCTGAAAGAAGGAGACCAGATTCTCACGTTTTTCAATAGTATTCTCGATGTCGCATACAGTGGATAGCTCCATTAATTTCTTTTCAAGCAGTTCATATTGACTTTCGTAATAAGAATCCGTGATACGGCCTTTCTGGTACATCAAATTCAATCGTCCCATTTCATCATGAATTACCTTCGCATTATTTCCGGATTCCTGTTCGGAGGCAGCCATGCTTTTCAGCTTTTCAATGTCGCGCTGCAGAAAGATCAGGACATTTTCAATCAGATAATTTTCTACGGTCTTTTCCAGTATGGACGCTCCGCCATGCCGGTTAAATTTATTCCCACAACGATATTTTATGTAGATGCTCTGACCGCCGTTTTTCAGGTTCTGTTTCTTCCGGTAACCAGTGAAGTTGTTTCCGCAGATCGGACATTTAATCAGTGATGTAAAAATGTAAGGCTCATATTGTCCGGTATTCTGCTTAGTAGTTCCTATTGTGCGGATCTGCTCGTATTGTTCTCTGGTAAGGTACGGTTCACACCAGTTTGGATTGCCACGGAATGAGCCGGAATACTTCTCGTTTTTAAAGAGACGGTCTATAACGTTGTCAGAGGGGGTATTTTGGCCATATTTCATATTTAGGTAACGAATTACGTCACGAATGGAAAAAGTCTTAAAATAACGCTCATACGCGCTCACAACGATATGCGAGACGGATTCATCCTTTTGTACATATCCGTCAACCACCTTATAGCCATATGGAGCCATGCGTCCACTGATCACTTTTCCCTGGGCTTCCTTATGCCGGAATACTGCTTTGATTCGTTCGGAGGTACGGTCACATTCATTCTGTGCAACTGCCAGCATAATATTAATCTTAAGCTGGCCATCAGCGGTGGAAGAGTCATAGTCCTCATAGATGGTTTTCCAGTTACAGTGGTGTGCATCTAAGATTTCCTGTGTATTGTGGTAGTCCTTCACATTACGGAACCATCGGTCTAATTTGGTTACCAGGATCAGGTCCACCTTATTCGCTTTCACATCATCCAGAAGCCTCATAAGGTCCTTACGGTTCTTCATTTTCTTCCGGGCAGTAATGCCTTCATCTTCGTAGTAACCGACAATAACATATCCGTGATCTTTTGCGTATTGCGTGAGATCGTCTTTCTGTGTGGCGAGGGATAAGCCCTTTTCCACCTGCAGGTCGGTAGACACACGATCATAAATGGCACAACGGATCATTATATCATCCTCCTCATACATTTTATGGCAGCAGAGCATAAAAATGCCCGGTGCTTGTATTTTCGCCGGGAAAACCGATACAATTTCACGTGTGTAGGTGACTGTATCGGTTTTCCCGATGTGGTTCCTGATCTGCTCCGGTATTGGCGTACCGGGGCAGATTTTAATTATTTATATTACATATATTTTATTGATTCAAATGTATAGTAAATAGAAACTATTATATTGGACAAACCACCTATAAAGAGTATGGAGGAAAGTACAGTATTATCAAAGAAAATCCAACATATAATAGAAAGCAAATAAATAAGCAATCCCACAACAATATTTGACAAGTATATACGCTCATGGTGAGTTTTTTTGAACTGTGCAACTTTCTGCGGATTTTTAGGAACAGCTAGGTAGATGGTTAAAATAGTAAGTAAAGCTCCAATAAAAGTGGCTGACACAGATATCAATGTTACAATTTTATTATTGTCTAAGTTAAAGAAATTGTTTTTCTGGAAATAGTCTATGTGGTCATTAAGATATTTACATAGAAATATAGTAAATATGGGAAAAATTATGCAAGAATAATATTTAAGTTTACTTTTAATTTTGTTCATACTTTACCCCCCATATACTAATTTTGGTATGTCATATTAAATGTACTTATGCTAAAGCTTCCGATAGTTTTTTCTTAATAATTGATGTATTTTTTACAGCATCTTCAGTAATATCAAAAGGTGTGTTTTTTGTATATATAGTTTCCAAAAAATTTATGGTTTCTTCCAAACCATATTCGTTTTTTCCTATCAGATGAATAGCATTGTAAGTATCCCTCTCTTGAGTAGAAATTTCAACTAATTTATCAATCAACTTATTGTTTGAACCTTGTTTTAATTTAAACTCTACAGAATACGATTCGTATTTGAAATCACCGAGAGAAACAGCAACTGATTGAATGTTGTCTTTTGATTGCTCTGGAGCAAATGAAAGCTGTAATTTACACATATTTTTTAATTGTTTTGCTGCATGGCTTACATCTCTAATTTTTTCAGGAGCAATAAAAATTTTTACCATATTACCAGATTTAGCATAAATACAGTCTTGTAGTATACAATGGATCTTAGAAATATTTTTGTGTTGAATGGCAGACATTCGGTTTTTTGTACAGTCAATATAAAAATAAGTATAGGCTTCTAATTGAGTGTTAGGGTCTATAGAGGTATAAGGTTCTGTTTCGTTAGTCTGCTTATTTCTTTTTTGTAAGAAATTAGTATACTTCAATTCACTCTGTTTTGAACATGTACCAAAAATATAATTGATACCAATTTCCAAGATATCAATATTATATTTTTCTTTTTCGTACTCATGCCTATATGTATTGCATGAAGGAAAGGATTTTTTTACCAAATCCAAAGTGGATATAGGATATATCCCATTGTTATACATTGACGGCTGTGGTTCAAATGTATAAAACTTTATAATCTTCGAAACGCTCATTAGTACCCCCTCCATTTCAAACATCAGTTCGATTGAACTGCCGTTTTTTTTTAGAGAGTAATAGTGTGACTAAGATTTGTGCGCTTCTTTTTCTATTGCATTTGCATTGTATTTATCAAAATCTCCGTTTTTTATGTGATTGATGGCATGCCAGTAGGCTGATAATTGTCGCTCGTATGATAGCCGTGCATTTAAAAAGATTGTATAGCTATCGTCCGTATTCTTTATTACCTGTTCGCCAACAAGCACGTCCATATCTATTAGCTGTGTATTAATATCCAAATTTCATCACCTATTACACATATAACATATTTTATGTACCATAATTAGGACTCAAATATCTTCCCCGGTTTCTTGTTTATAAAGATTCCTCATAAATTCCATATGTGCCTTAAATCTTTCAGGTGGCATATTCTTTTTCATATCGAAAAGAGAGCGCATATCTGGGTCTTCAAACATTTCTTGTGCCATTTTGGCCGTTTCTTCATTGAGATAGTAGCCAGAGGTTTCTTCTCCAGTCATGAGATAATCCAAACTTACTTCAAAATAGTCTGCAATTTTCTGTAACTTATCTCTTTTTGGCTCGCTTCGGCCAGATTTCCAATCAGAAAATGTAGATTTTGTAATACCAGTTGCCCGGACCACATCAGCGTCTTTAACCCCTCTTAAATCCCTTAACTTGCAATAAATTTCGTACATATAAACACCTCATAAAATAAAGTTTTAAAATCCGTACAAAAAGCATTGACAAGTAATGATTTCCGTGCTAACATAAATACATAAAGTTCGGAAATCAAAACAGCCTGCAAATTGTAGTTATATGATATCTGGTAAATTGATTATAACTGATTTCCGAACTAAACGCAACAATAAAGTTCGGAAGGAGGATGAAATGTATAAAAATTATGTGGAACTAAGAGACAAAAAAGGAGTAACTGACTATCAAGTATCAAAAGATACGGGCATTACGAAGTCTACATTTTCTGATTGGAAAGTTGGGCGCAGTAAACCTAAGGCAGATAAGTTAAAGCTTTTAGCTGAATACTTTGGTGTGGATATTGGTTATTTCTTGGAAAAGTGAAAAGCACGGAAAGGAGAGAGATGGAACAGAAAGAAGCAAAAAGGATATTGATTTTCAATATCAGGCGCATCATTAAGGACAAAGGACTTAAACAGTGTGCGGTAGCAGAAAAGGCAGGATTTAGCCCGAGACTTTTTAGCTCGATGCTGAATGAGCGAAAGTTTATTTTAGCAGAATACATTCCCAATATTGCAACAGCACTGGGGGTAGATGTTAATGAGTTGTACAGGAAGGAGGGATAAGTAAATGGAAAAAACGGAAACGTTAAAAGATTACACCAAGATTGTTGTTGAAACAGATGAAAAGAACCCTATAACCATAGTAACAATTACAAATGGTGAAACGGTTGTTGCGGATGGATACAGGGTTCGATTGACGCCAAAATACGATTAATGTTCTTTGTCGCGTGGAGGGCAAGGATCATTGCCATAGCTGTCCTTAGAACGAATTTGACCATTCCGACTTTGAATGATAACTTCGCTCTTTTGGTTAATGGCTATATCTCTTGCATAAGCGGCAGCATCCGATTGACGGTCAAATATTTTAGTGTCGCGCTGGTTTCCTTCACCGTGGACAGCCCATCTGTCACCACGTGGAGATACCCATTGATTTGTTCCCATGATAATCATCTCCTTCCTTAAGTGGAACACATTTGTTAGTTGATTATACAGAACAAATGTTTATGTGTCAAGACATAAAGCACAATATATAGAGAAAATGCAGAAAATAATACAATATTTTGCGTATTTGTACTGGAAGGTAAAAGTAGACAAGCTATTGGAGTAGGAAGGAGGTACAAAGAGTGGCATCTATAGCAAAGACATTAATTATCTGTTTTACGATTGTAATGTGTTTGGCAATTATATGCCGTGGTGGAAAGAAAGGAGATAACGATGCCAAGGGTAAGAATGAGTGAAGCCGAGGAGCAGATGCATTTGCCTGGCAAAAAGAAGTAAAGCCGTACAAGCGGTGAAACATATCAATTAATAAAGAAATGGAGGTATTTATATGAGTGATATACCTAAATTAACTCCGGAGCTTGAACTTGATATGAAAAGAACATTGCTGATGCTTGCAGCTAAGCAAAGTGGTGTAAAGATCACAAATGTCTATGTAAAAAACAAGGATGGAACGATAACGGACGAGGTAAAAAAATACGTGATCTAGGACCCGGAAGGGTCCACAGAGAGGACAAGCAGGAGGGAAGACATTGAGAAAGATTCGTTTCAAACAGGCAGTTGCCTTTGTGGTATTTCTACTGTCCATTGCGACAATGGACAGCCAGTTATATATAACGGCGGGAGTGCTGGCAATATTGAGCAGTATTTACCTGCTTACATCCAGCAGAAAGGAGCAGAGAGATGTACATGGCACACGAGGAAGCCGGACTGATTACCGGATCAGAGGAAGAGAAGGACAGGCAGAGAGATTTTATATGGGAGTTGGTGCGTTCCATGCTGAAAGGAGAAGATCATGAGAAAAAGAATTCTATCGGTGTTACTGGTTCTGGTGATGCTGTTACTGGTACTCCTGTACAGCTTGCCAGTTGAAGCAGCAGAATCATCTGATCTGAAACTGATGCGTGTCACGTGTTATACATATCCACCTGGTAGTATCACAGCATCCGGTAGCGAGGTCCGTGAGGGCATTGTTGCAGCAAAAAGGGAATGGATGGATGCCCTGGTTGTCCTGTATGACACTGACATGAATTTCATTGGGTATTTTGAAGTCAAGGACACCGGTTTCGGAATTGACAAGGACGGGGACGGTATTGGCAGTATCCAGAAAGGGACAAGCATAGACGTGTTCCGGAATAGTCTGGAACAGTGTCATGAATGGACAGAAAGGTATGGTGATTACTGTTATGTGCAGATCATTACAGATGCAGAAGGGTAAAAATAATAGCCCCGATACTTTGGCGAGCCGGGACTATTAAAACAGCAAAAAACGGAAATTTTATGCCTGTCTTTATGTTAAGGCAGGAGAAAGGAAATGTCAAATGGATAAAAATAAAATGGTACAGGAAATGACAGACATATTTTACGACAGATATATTCAGTCACCTGAAAAAATACAGGATATTACCAATAGGATTGCAATGGCAATAGGGCCGATGGATCCTATTGATCTGCCGGCAGTTGTATATGCTTTGGAAGTGCAGGCAAAGGCGCTGAGGAAACATCCCAATTTTGTAGATCTCACTGATGTATTGAAACTTAGATATAGTGTTACCGCATTATCTATAAATGTAGGAGGAGAACATGAAGGGGATTGAGTGCCCGATCTGTCACGGCAGATGTGATCCGGGAGAAATGATCGGCGGTATCTGCCTGGAATGTCGGGAAGAGGAAGAGCAAAGAATTGTACGCCGAGACAATGTAGTCAGTATGATGAATAGTCCGTTTAAGCAGTTGGAATTAAATTTTGGAGGTAAATAGGTAATGGAAGAAAAGAGAATTATTGATATTAATGGGATGAAGATGGAAGTGGATCTTAGAACAGCAAAGAGGATCGATACCTTTAAGGTTGGTGACAATGTAAAGGTTTTGGCTACCGAGTATAACGGCACGCATAGCATTAAGCCTGGGGTGATTACAGATTTTGCGATGTTCAAGGATCTTCCTACTATTGTAGTTGCAGTTTTTAATGAAGGTGGTTGGAGTAGTAATCCTACAATCAGTTTTGAGCATATCAATTCCGAGAGTAATACGGAACTGATTTTCGCAAGTGAGGAAGAGATCCGGTTAAGCAGAGATGGTGTAATAGAGAAGTTTGAGCGTGAGATCCAGAAGAAAGAGAACGAACGCCAAGACTTGCAGAATCAGCTTGATTATTTTAAAAAGCATTTCCTTAAGAACGAAGGAGAGGTGCTTGCTGATGCCAGAGCAGATTGAAAATCGCATGGTTGTTGATGCGGAATGGAATGAAATAGAATATCGGGTACCTGTGAAAAACAGGTACCTGGAACAACGGAGAGCCTATGAAGAGGCAGAAAGAGAGGAACAATGAGCACATTATATGAATTAACCGGAGATTATATGCAACTCCTTGAATGGCTAGAAGATGAAGAGAATCTGGAAGATGCTGCAGTAAAGGATACCCTTGACGGAATTGAGGGAGCTATTGAAGATAAAGCAGATAATTATGCCAAGATCATTAAAGAGCTTAAGGCAGAGGCTAAGAAATTTGCAGAGGAAAAGAAACGCCTGGAAGAACGGCAACAGGCAATGGAGAACCGTGCAAAACTGTTAAATAAGCATCTGTATGACAGCATGAAGCTGACTGGAAAGACAAAGTTTAAGACAGGGCTTTTCAGTTTTGGTATTCAGAAGAACGGTGGCCTGCAGCCTATTGAGATTGATACAGAGAACGTTCCGGATGAATATATGAAGAAAGAACCTGATAATGCATTAATCCGTCAGGCATTAAAGGAAGGTAAGGAGCTTACGTTTGTCACCCTGAAAGAGTATGGAGATCATTTAGTGATCCGATAGGAGGCAGCATGAAGAAATTCAGAGAACTGACGGCAGGAGATATTGAATGCCGTATTAATACGATTTCCGCTAAAGGATGCTCCCTTCTTCTTTATAAGGATGCCCGTTGTGATATGAAGATTCTGGATGAAACGGTAGGTCCGGAAAACTGGAAAAGATCGCATGAGCTGATTAATGGAAATCTGTTTTGCAATGTATCAATCTATGATCCGGATAAGAAAGAATGGGTTACGAAACAGGATGTAGGAACAGAGAGTTATACAGAAAAAGAAAAGGGACAAGCTTCTGATGCATTTAAACGTGCCTGCTTTAACTGGGGGATTGGAAGAGAGCTCTATACGGCTCCATTTATCTGGATTAGTACAGATGGAGTCACATTAAAAGAGGTGGAGCAGCAAGGGAAAAAGAAGTATACCACATATGATAAATTCCGGGTGACACAGATCATTATTGAAAATGGAGAGATAAAGGCACTTGCCATAAAAAACGACAGCATTGGGGAAATGGTCTTTAAGTACGATGTGAGAGGGTGATGCTGATGCACAGCATGGTAACACTAAATAAATACAAGGAAACAGACCTTGGCACGGAACTGTATATCACCGTGCCGGACAGAAAACTCGGGGATATGCTGACAGAACGTTGTATCAAACGTGCAGAAATGCGGTTTGACGATGGAAGAACTATTTCCATTGAGCAGAGAAAGAAAGCATATGCCACGATAAGAGATATTGCGGATTATACCGGATATTTACCAGAAGAACAGAAAGAGTGGCTGAAATACCTGTATATCGCACAGACAGGTAGTGATTATTTCAGTTTATCGGACTGTTCCATGACAACGGCAAGAGAATTTATCAGCTGCATACTGGAATACGCAATCGAAAATGGAATTCCTCTTTCTGAAAACGCAATAGAGCGTACAGATGATATCGGCAGGTATTTGTATTATTGCTTAAAGGCAAAGAAATGTGCTGTATGTGGCAAAGACGGGGAAATACATCATGAGGATGCGATTGGAATGGGAAATGACCGTAGAGCAGTCGATGACAGCAATTATAAAAAGATATGCCTATGCCGGTTACACCATACCATAGCACACCAGAAGGGCGTGAAAGCCTTTACAGAATGCTACAAGGTATATGGAATTATTTTCAAGGAGAATGAAAAGTGAAATTTGTTATCGCTTTACCACCAGTAACCAAAAAGAACAGCCAACAGATCATTAAGGCAGGCAACCGGGTAATGATTATACCAAGTAAGAAATACAGGGAATATGAAGCACAGTGTATACCATTCCTAAAGCCCCTACATATTGATTATCCGGTGAATATCGAAGCAATCTACTATATGCCGACCAAACGCCGTGTAGATCTTTGTAATCTGCATGAGGCCTTATGTGATGTGCTGGTTAAGTATGGTGTGATCGAAGATGATAACAGCAGGATTATAGTGTCTATGGACGGCTCACGGGTTCGGTATGACAAGGAGAACCCAAGAACCGAAGTCACCATAGAAATGGTTGGAACACCTTAAGAAACTATTAACCACGCTAAGATCTGATGGCAGCATACCACGGGAATGCCAGGAGATTACCCTACCTATCAGCTCCCCCAGTTGGTAGGTAGGAATGAAGTGAGGTGAAATATTGGAAATTAATATTATAGATCTTATTCCGGTAGGAAAAGAAAACGCAATTAAGAGAGAACAGCTTACAAGACTTTGCTTTCAATATGGGTTGATCGCAGATGTAAAGGATAAAGACAGAGCCATGAGAGATCTTATTGGAGAAGCAAGGATGGAACATCCCATTATCAATATGTCGCATGGTGATGGTTACTATCAGCCACGTACGGATTCTAAGGAAGAGATGGCCGAACTGAATGCTTTTATACAGCAGGAGAAAAGTCGAGGAGGTAAAATCTTCGAACACGTCGCACCTGCAGAAGCTCAATATGAAGATTTTATACGTGGAAGATTTGAAAGGGTGACGTGATCATGGCAGGCAGACAAAACAAAGTAGGACTGGATTACTTTGAATTGGATTGCCACATGGATGAAAAGGTTAGATTGGTACAGGCTGAATATGGACTGAAAGGCTTTGCAGTTTTCGTCAAACTACTCCAGGAAATATATGGAGGGTATGGTTATTACTGTGAATGGACTCAAGACAGGGAGCTTCTGTTTGCGTCAGAAAATGGTTTGAATGGCGGTTCCCAACAACTCTTAGGAGATATAGTGGAAGCCTGTATCAGAAGGAACATTTTTTCAGAGAGACTTTTTAAAGAGTACGGTATTCTTACGTCCTCCGGGGTGCAGAAGCAATACCTGAAAGCTACAGTCAAGCGGGAAGTTGTAGAACTGAAAAAAGAGTACCTTTTAATTAGTGTACCTGTAAATAGGAAAAATGTGGTAATTAATTCAATTTCTTCCGGAATAAATGACATTTCTGATACCGGAAATGCACAGAGTAGAGTAGAGAAGAGTAAAGTATATCCCCCTATATCCCCCAACGGTTTTAATTGCTTCTGGGAGATATACCCGAAAAAGGTACGGATTCTGAAAGCGGAAGAGGCATACAGGCAGGTCTTGTTTGATGATAGTTCTGTTAATGAGGAAGATCTTAAGGATGCCGCTGCCAATTATGCGGAGTCTGTGCGGATTCTGGATACACAGGAGAGATACATACTCAATCCGGAAAACTTCCTGTTAATAGGGGCATATACAGATTACCTGCCGGGTAACTACAAGAAGCCACAGAGCAGTAAGAAAGTTCAGTTTAACCAGATGATGCATGGCAATTATGATTATGCAGCACTGGAAAAGCAAATGTTAGGAGTGGATCAATGAAATGAAGCGAAAAGAAAATAAGGATCTGATGATGCAGATGCTTCGTGACGGAGTGCCATACAAGGAGATCGCAGAAGCAACAGGCTACAAGGTGACATCCTTACACAGATACGCACAGGACATTGAAGAGCGGAAAGAACATCAGAACACCGGTGTCAAAAGCTATAAGGACCTGATTATACGATGGTTTGAGCAGGGAAAGACAGCAGAAGAGATTGGGGAACTGATTGGCTACAGTCCGGTCACGGTAAAGAACAAATACAACGAGTGGAAGCGTGAGGAGAAGTTCAGGGACGAACCGGAAGAGATTGAAGAGGTTGCTTTTCCTGAGAAGCAGTTGAGCTTTGTGGAGCGGAGAAAAGTTAAAACTTATCCAGCAACATACGGAAATAAACGGTGGATTGATATAACAGATGGGTATTTGGATAATTACGTGCCCGGATGATTTAGACCATGATAAAAACATGACAGAAAGGAGTGAGAGGTTTGCTGGCCAGCGAAAAAGACGTCTTTACTCCTGAAAGAGATGAAAGAAGAATTTAGAAGCCGGGTGTATACAGATAGACCAGATTATGCTGATTTTGAACCAGCAGCAAAGTTTAATGCCATACAGAGCATTATAGCAAAGAGATTGAGAGAGCATCCAAACGCTATATGCTCATACTCTGGCGGTTCGGACAGCGATATTATGATCGACTTGATTGAGCGGACACGAAAGATTTTCAATTTACCGTCGGTAAAGTATGTATTCTTTAATACTGGACTTGAAATGAAAGCCACAAAAGATCATGTTAGGGATACCGCAGAAAAATATGGTGTGGAAATCGAAGAGTGCAGGCCAAAGATAAATATTGTACTGGCAACAAGAAAATATGGGGTGCCGTTTGTATCAAAAATTATGTCTGCTGGATTATCTGGGTGGCAAAAGAAGAAGGTACCGTTATCAATCGCGCAGGAGTACGATCAGGCAGAGGATAAACAGGCAAAGCGGGAAGAACTGAGAGAAAGATACCCCAATTGTGAAAGTACAATTAACTTTCTCTGTTGCTGTAACTCCGCAGGAGAACCAAGACCCAATATCCAGTTGGTTATCAATTCATCGAAGTATATGCGGGATTTTATAGAAGAATATCCACCGGACTTCCCGATAAGCGCAGACTGTTGCGTTCATTGCAAGAAAAATGTTGCACATAAGGTACAAAGGGATTACGAGATGGTTATTACCGGCGAGCGCAGGGATGAGGGCGGTATGAGATCTGTGCCGAGGAAAGATAATACAGCCTTATGCTTCACGGAAACATCTAGTGGGCAGTATCGTTTGAGACCACTTTATTATGTGAGCGATAAGGATAAAGAATGGTACAAAAATTACTATGAGGTACGGTATTCTGATGCATATGAAGTATATGGATTGACCCGTACCGGATGTTGTGGATGTCCTATCTCTTACAAGGCTATTGATGATCTGGAACTGATCCGACCATATGAGCCGAATGTAGTAAAGGCTGCATGGAACATCTTTGGTAAAAGCTATGAATACAGGAGGAAGTATAACGAGTATAAGCAGATGCGGATGAACCAAGACAAGGAATCGGCTGCTAATGTGGAAGGGCAGATGAGTATAGAGGATTTTATAAAATAACAGAAAGGAGCCGAGCCTCAGGCCTGGGTAACGATATATCGGGCTCCTTTTGAAAATGAATTATAAAGAATTTTTAGAATCAAAAATAGAACTTGCAACAGAAAGCGGATTCATAGTGGATCCTGCAGATATTAATCCGGCATTAAAGCCACATCAGAGGGATGCGGTAAGGTGGGCATTAAAAGGTGGCAGGCGTGCACTGTTTGAGTCGTTTGGTCTGGGAAAGACCATACAGGAAATTGAATTCTGCTATCAGGCAGTTAAGCATTGCGGTGGCAGGGCATTGATTGTACTTCCACTTGGAGTAAAACAGGAATTCACGCGGGATGCAGTAGAGATTCTTGGATATGATCAGCCGGAGTACTGTCGGACGATGGAAGAGGTGGGAAAATGCCGGTCCCGGATTGTTTTGACGAATTACGAGAGAGTACGTGACGGAGACATCCGGCCAGAGTATTTCGCGGCAACCTCACTGGATGAAGCCAGTGTTTTACGGAGTTTTGGAAGTAAAACCTATCAGACGTTCCTTGATAAATTTAAAAATGTTCCATACAAGCTAGTTGCTACCGCAACTCCTTCCCCAAACCGGTATAAGGAGCTGATTCATTATGCTGGATACCTAGAGGTGATGGATACCGGACAGGCCTTAACAAGATTTTTTCAAAGAGACAGTACCAAGGCAAATAACCTGACCTTATATCCCAATATGGAAGATGAGTTCTGGATGTGGGTAAGCAGCTGGGCGTTGTTTGTAACGAAACCATCTGATCTTAACCCAGAGTATTCTGACGAAGGCTATGATCTGCCGCCTCTGGATGTGAGGTGGGTGGAAATACCGGTACACTATGGAGATACTGCAGATCGTGACGGGCAGATACAGTTGTTTCAGGAAGCAGCAGAGGGGTTAAAAGAAGCGGCAGCCGTTAAGCGGGAAAGTATCGACCAGCGCGTGGCTGAAATGAAACGGATTGTTGAGGAATCACCGGAAGATCATTTCCTATTATGGCACGATCTGGAAAATGAACGGAATGCAATCAAGAAAGCATTGCCAGAAACAGTAGATATTTATGGATCTATGAATTATGACGAACGAGAGAAGAGAGTGATTGATTTTTCTAATGGAAAGTGCCGGTTGTTTGCAACCAAGAAGTCACTGTCAGGATCCGGCTGCAATTTTCAAAGATATTGCCATAAGGAAATCTTTTTAGGTATCGATTATGAATTTAATGATTTCATACAGGCAGTGCACCGGTGTTACCGATTTTTACAGAAAGAACCGGTTGTGATCTACATCATTTACATGGAGAATGAGCGGCAGATCAAGGAAGCATTGATTGAAAAGTGGAAAAATCATAATTACATGGTTGCGAAGATGATTGAGATTGTAAAGAAGTACGGATTGAACTCTGCCAATAAGGTGGAACGACTGGAAAGGAAAATGGGAGTGGAAGGAAGCAGAGAAGAACGGACAGTAAAGGGAACCTATTACACAGCGGTTTATGGGGACTGCGTAGAAGAAACACGGGAAATGGAGAGTAACAGCGTTGATCTGATCCATACCTCGATCCCGTTCGGAAATCATTATGAGTACAGTGCCAATTATAATGACTTCGGACATAACCAGAATACGGAACGTTTCTTTGAACAGATGGATTACCTGACACCGGAACTGCTCCGTATTTTAAAACCGGGAAGAGTGGCAGCTATTCATGTTAAAGACAGGGTGCTCTTCGGTAATGTGACCGGAACCGGCTTTCCTACGATGGAACCCTTTCATGCAGCCTGCATCAGCCATTATATGAAGCATGGTTTCCAATATTTTGGAATGATAACGGTAGTAACGGATGTGGTTCGTGAAAATAACCAGACTTATCGATTGGGATGGTCGGACTGCTGCAAGGATGGAACCAAGATGGGAGTGGGGTGTCCGGAATATATCCTGCTTTTCCGGAAACAGCAGACAGATCACTCAAAGGGATTTGCGGATGAGAGGGTAACCAAGTCAAAAGAAGAATATACCCGTGCACAGTGGCAGATTGATGCTCATGGGTACTGGAGATCATCCGGAGACAGGCTGATAGCCAAAGAAGAACTGGAAAGCATATCAGTTGATAATCTGCAGAATGTGTACAGACAGTACAGCCGGGAAAATGTCTACAGTTACGAGGATCATGTTAGGTTGGCTAAGAAGCTGGACGAAAACGGCAAGTTACCGGCTACTTTCATGGTAGTTGCTCCGGGATCCTGGAATCAGTTGGAGGTATGGGACGACATCAACCGGATGCGTACATTAAACACAACGCAGAGTCGCAGACGCGCCCAGATGCACGTGTGCCCGCTGCAGTTGGATATCGTGGAGCGGATCATCAACAGATACAGTAATGAGGGAGATACAGTCTATGATCCATTTGGTGGACTTATGACAGTACCGATGACGGCGGTTAAGATGCACCGGAACGGAAAGGGGTGTGAACTGAACCCAGATTACTTCCGTGACGGTGTTGGATATCTACAGGCAGCGGAGAACGAGGTGGACGAGCCTACATTGTTTGATTTTATACCGGGGGTGATGCCGTGAATTTATTTGAAAAAGTAAAATGCAAAGGCTTTTATAAGCCATTTAAAGACGGCAGATGGTTGTATCTTGACAGGAAAACGTTAACTGCTGATGCAATGGACAATAACCTCGCAGACGGAAATAATGATGGTACTGTTGAAAAAGATGTAGAGTACATCGAAAAGACCTATTACAAGCACGTTGAAAAGAATTTCATTGGTGTGATTGTCGGATATAAAGATATTGTTATTAAGGGTTATCTTGATGCAGTTTATCAAGATGAATGTGATGTAGGAGTTGGAGTTATTCCAGAAGCATTTTATGTATCTAAAAGATCAAAAGAAACTGTTAAATGTGCGGTTGTCTATTATGCAAACAACTTGAAGCATTATGTACCGTTGGAGGATCTGGAGGTGTTGCCATGATTCAGATATTGGAATTGTTTGGAGGAATAGGATCACCAAGATGTGCATTGCGCAATCTTGGAATACCGGTAAAAGCCATTGATTATGTGGAAATTGATGAAAAGGCGGTCCGTTCTTATAATGCCATGTTTGCCGGTGAACTGCCTTACAAAACACAGTCTGTCGTTGGCTGGAATTTAAAACCGGATATTTTAATTCACGGAAGTCCATGTCAGGATTTTAGTATAGCAGGCAAACAGAAGGGAGCAGATGAAGGATCAGAAACACGGTCAAGCCTCATGTGGGAAACAATTCATATCATTGAACAGATGGGAGAATGGAAGCCACGCTATGTTATATGGGAAAATGTGAAAAACATCCGTAGTAAGTATATGGTTTGCAACCACAACCGGTATATGTTAGAAATGGCGAAAATGGGATATACAAGTAGCTATGAACTTTTAGACGCAAGGGAATTTGGATTACCCCAAGCAAGACAGAGATACTTCACAGTGTCGGTTCTTGGGAATGAGTATTTTGATTTTTCAAACCTGATACATACTCCAATGCGAAATATTAAAGATTTCCTGGAAAGTGAAGTGCCTGAATTTTACACGGTCAGGCAGCCAAGTATGTTACGAAGGATAGATGGATTGTCAGATTATGATGGTGATTTTAAAGGCAGGATTCCTGTTATTAAGGATTTTACTATGACAATTACATGTAAGCAGATGCGAAATCCCAACAGTGGAGTAATTGACTTGGGAAACGGAAAATACAGATATCTGACAGAAAGAGAATGCTGGCGCATACAGGGTTATTCGGATGAAGATTTTGATAATGCATCGAAAGTGCATCCACGGAAGGAAAACTGTTTGAATGGTGCTTTATACAAACAAGCCGGAAACAGCATTCCGGTTCCGATTTTTGAAAGTATATTTCGAAAGATAATTCTTGGAGAAACTGAAATGATGGAAGATCAGATCGGACAACTCCGGTTCGCATAGTTAGGAGGAAAAGAAAATGAAGGTAAAAAGAACAGTAACAATGAAAGTTAACAATTTTGAAATTGGTGATCAGATCACGGTAAAGCTTAAGGATTTAGGGAAATTCACTGCCACGGCGCAGAGAGTATATGCGGACGGTACAACATTGTTTTTATTTGATAACTGCGTTGCAGAACACGAAATGAATGAGAGCGGCTCAAATGCCGGAGGTTTTTATAAATCCGACTTATGCAAGTGGATGAATACGGAATTGGTGAAGTCTTTTCCTACCAAACTTCTTGACCGAATGATTTATACAGATAAGGAACACGAATGTCTGCTTCGGATTCCTACAAGAAAGGAGATGTTCGGAGAAGATAAATATAGCCAAAATTACGAACCGGATTTAGGCGAACAATTTGAACTTATGAAAGACAGAAAAAATCGAGTATGTTCACTTCCTGACGATGAATACGCATGGTACTGGTTGATGAATGCACATATCCGGTCGTCGTCCTTCTTTGCCGGTGTAGGCAACTATGGCCTTGCGGCCAGCACCGGCGCTTCCCCCTCTCGCGGGGTTCGCCCAGCTTTTCTGATCCGGTAATCACTAATCCACGCCCCGTGTGGGCGTGGGAATGAGAAACAGGAAGTAAATTAGAATTTAAAGGTAAAAAACATGGCATGGTACGCACTTTATAAATGGTATAAAGATTGGAGCAGAATAGGATACCCTAATATGATTAGTTGGTATTCTGAAAAGCTGAATCCACCAATGTTTACAATATTAGAATTAAGAGAAAGGATAAAAACAATATGAAAGCGAAAGAATTTGCAAATAAATTCGGCGTTTCGGTAGAAGAGATGTGCAGGATAACAGAACTGTCACGTCAGGGTTTAAATGATATTGTGAGCGGAAAAAGTCCAAAGCCAAGTAAGGCGAAGCGAATTGCTTTACATAATTTGAGAGATTATGCAGCAATCTGCCGTGCACAGGATATTAAGAAAGCCAATGAAGATTATGAAAACAGAATGAAAATGGCTGAAATATTTTATGTAAATTAAAGTTTAGGAGGAACGGAATATGGAAAAAACAAAAATAGATTGGTGTGATAGTTCATGGAATCCGGTTACCGGATGTCTTCACAGCTGTAAATATTGCTACGCAAGAAGCATTGCAAATAGATTTTCTGGTGGTGGAGAGAAATGGACGGATGATGCGCTGATAGAACTGAATGATCGTATTTATTTCGATGAATCAGAGAAGGCTGAAGCGTATCCATATGGATTTAAGCCCACACTACATAGATACAGGCTCAATGAATACGAAAAAAAGGGTGGAAGGAATATTTTTGTATGCTCTATGGCAGATCTTTTTGGTCATTGGATTCCTGATTCTTGGATTGAGGAAGTTTTTTCTGCCTGTGCAAAAGCACCGCAACATAATTATCTTTTCCTGACAAAGAACCCGGAAAGATTCGTTGATTTACAGAATAATGGAAAGCTGATTGAAGCTGACAATATGTGGTATGGTGCAAGTGCAACAAACGAAGATCAGCTTGAACTTGCAGCGAAAGCATTTTCAGACCTGAATTGCCAAACAAAGACTTTTTTAAGCATTGAACCGATACTTGAAGACATTACTG